CTATGATGATTTTTATGCCCCCTTCATCAGGGGATAGCAATTTTTAACGTCATGCTAAGGACTTTTTTATTATTTATTGAGCTACCCAAGCAGAAGTCGATATATAAGAAATAGGAGGAATTGAAATAAAACCTCCAAAATTACAATCTTCTGCTCCTGCTCTAAATATCATTACATTGGTATCATAATTATTCTTTGACCCAATATATTGGGATACTCCAAAAGCAGTATTAACAGTATCGTCGCCACCCAACGTGGACTTATATGCCAAAGAAGAATTATTACAACAATAATGTTCTGAATTAACCCTAGAATGATATTGATGATATTGCGGAACTTCAAATTCAGAAAATCCATTTTGAGTAGTATGATGAAATATCTTTTGCCCTGAAATAATCCCTTGAAAACCAATTGAATTTCCTGAGATATCATTGGTGGTGGTTGATACTATAGAGGATTGTCCAACTGGAAATTGTTGAATATAAGTTACTGGAAACTGATTTTGAGTAACTGATGTAGCAACTGCCTGAGTATAATTATTATAGACTTTTATTCTCACTCCTCCACGGGAGTATAAATAGCATTGAGCTAGTATAGAATATAAATCAGGTGAATTATTAGGAGTAACATTAATTGTACCATTATACCACTGAGAAGAAATCCCAAAAGGAATGATATTCAAAAATTTATTTGATGCTCCTTGTGCTACTGTACAAGTAATTTGTTCATAATTTTTAATCAAAGATCTAAAACTACTGATCTTTTCTCCTATACATGCCGATGATGAAATTGTTGCATCTGGCGTTACTTCTGATATACCTAAATCCATAGAGACTAATTTACATACATCGGATTCTGGAGAAGGATCAGGCAAACCCATCTGGGGAACTACTCCTAAAAAAGTGGATTGAATCGTATTTGAACTTCCTTGACCAGGGTTTGATAAAGGAACCGCAAATTCCATGTCTTGTCCTGCTGACATTTCAGCTAATATTGTTATAGAAGTTCCAACTGAGGAAGGAGCAACTAATGGATCAAGAATATACCCGAGAATTTGACCACAATTGTAATCCTGATATAAAGTTGATGTATTCTTCCAAGGCTTATTTGAAACAAATGGAACTCTAAAAGTTACTTCATTACACTCTCTTATATCTACTATCATCCTGTGCGTATAATTAGCGTTGGCAAAGGAGTTTATATTGGAAGCATCTTCTGGAGTATTAGGAAAGAAACATATCATTAGTCTTCCAGAATGGAATTCCGTTTTGACGAATTTCAAAGTATATACTAAAGATCCTCTCCAATATCTAAATCGAGTGGAGATAAATTGTAATGGAGTATAATGAACTTGTGCAACTGCATTTGTTGTAGTAGTAAGTAATTGAGCTTGAGGTGAGACCACGAACCCTTCTGACCACGTCAACGCTGTTTGAGCTGCTGTTCCTACTGTCCATGTGGCCGATCCCACATAGGCAGGGATAGTCATAAGATAGGAAAAATCCATTTCATCAACATCTGTTGAGGCAAAACCGGCAAGCATTTCCACTTGATTGTTGTTACTTGATGATAGTTTAATGGAATTATCGGAAGTATAATCTACCTTACCAATACCATCTGCTACTATTCTTTTAACAAAATGAGCAGGTTGCTGATTTAAAGGTTTAGAATAACCAAATACTGAAGCTACATTAGCCATTCTATCTAAAACCCATGAAGATTGCTGAGCATAATCACTCAGAAGAGGAATAGCCGATAAAGCATTTAAACTTGATGATGCTGCTTGCAAAGCTGATGAAACTGGTCCAATATTTGCCTGTGTGGCTTCTTTTTCTGCTGGTGTCATTCCTTTTGAAACGCGCCCCATCTGAGGACCGGCTGCTGAGATTAACTCTACGTTCTCGTAAGAGATCCATATAGTATATCCAGCTGTCAGTCCTCCAGTAGGGGAAACCATGGTAGAATAAGGAAACAAACGTAAGTAACCAGTTTGCCCATATCTTGATCCTGATGATAATGATGAAATAGGAAAATAATTCATACAAGAATCAAAAGGTATAGTAAATGTTCCCGTTGTATCACAGTTGACATCTAATTCTATACGTTTTAATTGAGTTCTTTGAACTAATGTGGCATAATGAGACGTAATGTTTATTTGATTCGATGGAATTAGTGATGTACTAGCTCCTCCTGTAGGAATATAACATAACATATACCTTCCTTGTTGAAATCTATTTCCATTTATCTCTAATTTTACTACCATATCTCCTCTAAAACCTAAATAACCAATGGTTTTTTGCAAATAAATATTATTTAATAAAAAATCCATAGGTAAATTTATAGCAGCAAAAGAAGTAACAGTATCCGTCGTGGACAATGTTCCAGATTGAACAGGATAAGGTTTTCTAAAAAAATCAAGAATACTTTGATGAGTATTATCTTGATCAGATTTATACAAAAGAGATTTATATCTCTTAGGCTTAATAAGATCAGCCGTAACTACGTTAGCGTCTGAAATGAAGGTCGTCGTTTGCATTTGATCCACGGACTGAGTGCCTTCACTAGTGTCCTGTGGTTGTATTGTTGAATTTGAAGCAAGAGTAAGTAGCTTCAGTAACTAAACACTCTTAAGTTTAGAACCTAGTTTATGAACGATCTAGTTTTAATGGGGCTGCCATCATAGAGACTTGATACAGTAATTCTAAATAGAAATCTATGTTATACCTCAAAGCGTCATCATTTATGCGTTAATCACAAACACAAGTTACATAAATAATGCGTATTCAGAGAAGTACCATATTGAGGGGCTATACACGCACCCCCCCACGGTGCTGGAAATTTTAATGTCGATCCGGGACATGAGTGAGGGTCTATACAAGACACACCCTCAGGTGCTGGAATTTTTTAAGTCAT